CTTTAGGCGGGCGGCTTGGAATCAGCTACTGTTGGCCGTTTGATTTGTTGAGTGGGCCATCGGGGCCATGCCCGGGTTCGACTCCCGGGCGCTCAAATGCAGGGGTTGTCTCTGCTCACAGGAGAATTTGTGATGGAAACGGAAATGGTGTTTGACTGGGTTATGGCGGCAATCAGGATTGGCCGGGATCAACCAAGGATGGCCTCCTTGCGGCTCAAAGGTGAGCCGATTGAGTTCCTGATCTATCGGGACGGGAAACCCGTCATTGATCCACTCCGGCAGCGAATTGCTTCGCATTGCAGGATTCCGCAGCTTGTCCTTGATGGAGGGCCTCCAATTGATTGTTGGGTCGATGCCGACCTTATTCCACATAGCCAAACGCAATGGTGGCCCGCAGACGCCAAGGCCATTTTGGAGGGTGCAAAGTGAATCTTTTCCAAATCACCAATCAGATACAAGAACGGATCCAAACATTGGCGGACAGCCAAGCGGAGCTGGGCACACCGGATGGCAAGGCGCAAGAGGAACTTGCGTACGAATTCAATGTCCTTGACCTTCAGTTCGAGGAAAAGGTTGAGGCTTATTGTCATGTCATTCGCAACCGGGAAGCGTTGCTTAAAGCACGGGAAGAAGAAGTTAATCGGTTGCAACGCCTTGTGCGGATCGACCTCAACCAAATTGCCCGGATGAAAGCCGTGATCAAAGAAGCTATGCTTCTCACGGGTAAAACCAAATTGGAGACGGAGCTTTTCAAAGTGCGTGTCCAAGCCAATGGAGGCAAAGCCCCTTTAAAATTTTGCGAAAATTATGAAGTTCCGGACGAATTTTGCCGAATTAAAAAAGAGCCGGATTCCGATAAGATCCGGGAGGCAATTGAAGCCGGGGAAGTTTTGGATTTCGCAGAGTTGCTTCCTCGTGGGAATCATCTACAGATTAAATAGGGGTGAAATATGGCAAGGATGCTTTTTGCTTGTGTTGTTTTGGTAGTGGCAGGTTGCCGTGGAAATCATGTCCGGACAGAAGTGCTTTTCACGGCTACTTATCACGAGAAAAATTTTGGTGAAATATCTGTCCAAATTAGGGGAAAATAATAATGGATGATTATGGCTCATTGGTAATAACCCGCATGGAAAACGAAGCGGTTTGGATTGGCGATCAAATCCGAATTTCTGTTGGAAGCGTAGTTGGAAAGAAAGTCCAGCTACACATAACGGCACCGAAGTCCTTGAATATTGCACGGGAAGAGCTTTTGAAAGGAAATGAATAATGATCAGCGATTGGGAACGGGTAAAATACATCATCGAAGCGATGTTGGATGTGGCGAGAAACGGGAGGCAGGAAAGCGACAAGACTGACAAATACACATACATGAACGGGATCTATTCTGGGCAGGTGACGGTCTTGGAGATCTTACACAAGATCGTTGCAGAAGAAGTCAGAAAGGAGAGTTTGCGATGAGTTTTTTGAAAAGCATCAAAAAGACGGCAAATCTTCCGCCAAGGATGTTTATCTATGGTGGAGAGAAGTTGGGCAAAAGCACATTCGTTTCCCAATGCCCGGGGGTTGTGTTTATCCCGACTGAAAGTGGGCTAAATAACATCCTTGCGGAAACGCCACCCAAGCTGACATCTTATGAGGAAGTCAAGTCAGCTATCAATGAACTGATCACACAAGAGCATGACTACAAGGCCGTGGCGCTTGATACCACGACAACACTTGAGCGATTGATCCATCAAGCCATTATGGAGAAGGATCGGGTTACCAGCATCGTCAAAGCCGCTGGCGGCTATGGCAATGGTTATGTGATTGCCGCTGAAATGATGCGGCATATTCTCGATGGATTGGATATCCTTTGGGAACGCAAAAACATGGCAATATTTTTGATCGGACACGCTGTGTCCAAGAATTTTGCCAACCCTGAAGGTCCATCGTATGACAGGTGGCAACCACGAGGACACGAGAACTTTAACAGCCTGATCATTGAATGGGCTGACATTGTTGGCTTCGTGGGATATAGAGAGCGTGTTGGGGCAATGGAAGCGGATAAAGGCCGCAGAACCATTGCTACAGGAATTGAAGGAGACCAAGGTAATGTGCAGCGTGTGCTGCGCTTGGACGGGGGCCCAACTTGTCGTGCGGGCTCACGGTTGAAGATGCCAAAGGAAATGCCTTTGGATTGGACGAGGTTTACTGAGGAACTGGCGAAAGCCAAAAACACAGGAGTTTAATGCTATGGGAAATCTGTCTGGATTTGATGCTGCGTCTGTCGAGGGATCATTGGGCTACGAAGCCATTCCTGCCGGGAAATACGAAGCGGCCATGATTGAGAGCGAAAACAAAACCTCTCAAAATGGCGGTGAATATATCCAGTTCGTTTGGGAGGTTCTTTCGGGACCAAACAAGGGGCGACGGCTGTATGACATGGCTATGCGAAAAGCAGAAAACCCTATTGCCGTGCAAATTGGCAATAAGAAGCTCAAGGCCCTTATGGGAATTTTTGGTCCCGCCAACGATACCAGTCAATGGCACAACAAGCCCCTGTTGATTCAAGTCGGGGTTCGTGACAACCAACGATCCGGGGAAAAGGAGAATCAGGTCAACAACTATTTCCCGGCTGGAGGATTTGCTCCTGTCGAGCCAAAGAAGAATCCTTGGGGCTAATCTGTCCCAAAACAAACGGGCCCTTGGAGCAATCCCGGGGCCCTTTTTTTAACCACAGGAGCAAACAATGGAACTTAGAAAATATCAGCAAGAAGCGATTGATGCGGCGTATGGAGAATTTAGGCGGGGGCAGGACTCTGCGCTGATTGTACTGCCAACAGGATCTGGTAAAACTCCTGTTATCGCACGAGTTGCACAAGAATTTGTGCAATATGGACTGAAAGTCCTCGTGCTGGCTCATGTCAAGGAGCTTCTTGAGCAAACACATAAAAAGCTTATTCAGTTGGATTCTAATTTGGATGTCGGGATTTATTCCGCTGGCATGGGATTTCGGGACACAGATTGCACGGTGTTGGTAGCAGGGATCCAGAGCGTTTGGCGATTAGGTTCCGAATTGGGAAAGCGGGATATTATTATCGTTGATGAAACGCATCGGATTGGAAGTGATGAAAATTCATGTTACCAAACGCTCCTGTCGGAACTTCGCTTGTGGAATCCGGGCATTAAGCTTTTGGGGCTAACTGCAACACCATATCGGCTTGCCGGGGGGATGATCTATGGCGAGGGAAAGCTATTTCAAAGGGCGTGCTATTCGGCACCAATCCGGGGATTGATTGAGCAAGGATATCTCAGTCAATTACGAAACAAATGCGGAACGGACGAAGCATTGCCAGATCTTGAAGGAACTAAAATCCGTGCCGGGGAATTTGTTCAAAAGGAACTTGCGGAGCGTGTCGATAAAGACGAACTTGTTTGCGCTATGGTGCGGGATATTTTGCAGAAAGCCAAAGGAAGGCAATCTATCATTGTGTTTGCAACTTCGGTGGAACACGCATTTCACATTTGGAATGAGTTAAATGGACATGGGGAAATGGCGGGATTGCTTACGGGATCAACACCAAGCCCAGAGCGCAATCTGATGATTGAGCAGTTCAAGCAAAAGGAAATCCGGATCCTCGTAAATGTTTCTGTGCTGACGGAAGGCTTTGATGCGCCGGGTGTTGATTGCGTTGTGCTTGCAAGGCCCACGGCAAGCCGGGGGCTATACTACCAAATGGTTGGCCGGGGATTCCGCTTAAGTGAAGGGAAAGCAGATTGCCTTGTTTTGGATTATGGCAACAATATTTATCGCCATGGCCCAATCGATGCAGAAGTGGAAGAAGACGAACGGCCAAAAGGCAACTCTGGAGATGGAAAGCCTCCAATGAGAACTTGCCCGGAATGCAAGGAAATTTGTCATGCGGCAATTCCTGCTTGTCCTGATTGCGGGCATAATTTCCCAGAGCGATCCAAGCAACAATGCGACACGGAACCGGACCAAAACAATCAAATTATTTCCCAAGTCGCACAAATTGAAACAAGAAAAATATACAAAGTGGAATACATGGTCCACACAAAAAAAGGAGCGGACGAAAGCGCCCCAAAAACTTTGCGGGCCATATATCACTATGGAGTAGGAGAATCAGTATCAGAATGGATTTGCGTGGAACATAAGGGATACGCAAGAAGGAAGGCGGAAATATGGTGGTGGAATCATACCAAATTGCCTTGCCCAGCTACAGCCGTTGAAGCAGAACAAATCGCAAACAGCGAGCAATTCGATTGCCCGACTGCGGTAAGGGCCCGTAAAATTCCCGGATCAAAATGGCCGGAATTGGTCGATATTATTTTTGAAATTCCGGAGACAAACGAAAGTTTGGTTCCAGATGACGATTTGCCATTTTGAATAGAGGAAACGCAATGAAAAAGACAATTACCGAAGGCGAAATTGATTCAATGATCCAAGCGCATCTTACATCGGGAAACGAAACAACGCATTCTGATGATTGCTACAAGTGGCATATTCGATGCGCTTTATGGAAAGTGATTCAAGCATACGAAGAATTAAAGGAGAAAAAATGAGTAAAAAGCCCAGCAGGCAAGTCAAGCTACAGTTTTTTCGTTCAAAGTCTTATCCCGAAGAGGTGTTCAAATGGGCCGTCCGGGTTGAAGTTGTCGATCATGACAAAAGATATTCCTTTTTGGAAAACAATCTTTCCCAGAAGTTTTTAACGCTGCGATCAGCGGAAAAGTATGGGCAAGATGTGATTCAGGAAGTGCTTGGGTTCTTGGATAAGGAGGAAAGCTAATGCTTACGACAGAAGTGGTAAAGGGATTACTTGCTGGGAAAGTTTATTCTCGTTCTACTGTAGATAATGATCCTGTAGCTATGAAGCTCTGGAACGAAACCGTGATGATAAAAGAGGGAAATTTTCCTTGGCGGGAAATGATTTTTGATTTACTTGATTTACAAGGTGATTGAAAAGAAGTGGAGTGGAGGGATGAATAAGCAAGTAGAGTTCACAGGTGATATTATTCTTGATGACTGGCGGGTGAATGCACGCTTGGTTGAACAGGCGGTCATTTAGGAAAGTGTGGATCGTCCACATGGTCCCGAACAGCGTTGGCTTGGTGGGCAAATATGCCAGCGCCGTAAACCACCATGGGGATCCGCAAAGGGTTTGGGATAGCGGATCTCACAAATAAAAATGGCCGGGGAGGTGGACTTGATTCCTCGCCCGGCCATGACCACAGGAGCCGCCACGGGAAATGGGGGCTATCTGTATCGTAGCCGTAGAATCAGGGAAAGCAAGTTTTTACCACAGGACAGGAGCGGGAAATGGTTTTCTTGACGGACGCACAACGAAACAAGGCTTTTGCAGCGGCACTTCGACTCCATCAGAATGGTTACAGGCCGATTCCGATACCGCATAAAAGCAAGGGCCCGGTTTTGGAAAAGTGGCAGGAATACAAATTTACCGAAGCCTCTATTCAGCATTTTCATCCGGGGGCGAATGTTGGGATTCTTTGCGGGCAAGGTCTGATTTGTGTTGACCTTGATAATGAAATATCCCTTGAGGTCGGACCTGAAATCCTTCCTGAAACACCTTGCGTCGTGGGGCGTGAAGGGCGTCCCAAAGGACATTGGTTCTATCGGATTAACGGGGCAATGAAATCCAAAGCACCAAAGTTCTATGCGTCAAAAACAGGAAACACATGGACTTGTATCACGGCGTTTGAGTTGTTGTCAGATGGAAGGCAAGTCGTTGTTGGTCCCAGCGTCCATCCTAGCGGGGGGCTTTATGACACAATCGATACGGTCCCGAATTTGATCACGGTTGAGGATCTAGAATCGGCTTTGGATAAATTGTTTGAGGAAATCAAGTCCCGTATGGTACAGAGGGGATTTCAGGTCCGGGACAAAAAGCCAGCAGTTCAGCCAGACATGGCAACGGGGTTTTCTTCTTGGGTTGTTTCGGAATCAGGAGACAGGCCGGGGGATCATTTTTCCCGGGAACATCCGGGAGGATTGCTTGTAGCACATGGTTGGCGTCATGTCAGCAGCGATTCCCGTCAGGAATATTGGATAAGGCCGGGGCCTTGCGATCAAAAGCATTCAGCATCTCTGATGCTTGGGCCAACGGGGAAATGGAATCTTCATGTCTACACTTGCAACGCACCCTGTCTCGAACAGGATGAAGATTACAGCCCCTATTCATTGCTGGCGCATCTTGAGTACGGCGGAGATTTTTCCGCTGCCAGTTCCGCACTACGGAAAATGGGATATGGTGGAGGAATGGAAACCATCGCTGATCCGTGCCCGGGGCTAAATGCTGTTGCCAGTCATCCAATCGAATTTATTCCGGAAGCAACCCATGAGCCGTTCCCAAAAGAATGTCTGACCTATCCGGGATTTCTTGACCTAGTCATTGGTCATAATCTTCGGACGACGGCACAAAAACAACCGGAACTAGCATTGGCAAGCGCACTTGCCCTTTTGAGCGTTGTGGTAGGAAATCGGGTCCGGTCATTCGTCAATTACCCAACCTATCCAAATTTATATGTTCTGGCATTAGGCAAGACGGGTTCGGGAAAGGACCACGGGCGGAAGATCAACAAGCGGATCCTGATTGAGTCGGGGGCAGAGGAACTTCTAGGGTCGTCTCAGATTGGATCGGATGCCGGGCTACTTGCGGATCTGGAAATTGGTCCGGTGCGGTTGTACCAGCTTGACGAAGTTGGCGACTTCCTTCAGGTGGCCAAATCCAACAGCGCTGCAAGCTATTTGGCTAAGATTGCCCCAACAATCAAGGAATTGAAAACAAGCGCAGGAAGCGTGTACAGGGGCCCGGCATTAGCAGCGGGAACACGGGATATCAATCACCCGCACCTTGTCATCCTTGCGACAACAACCCCAACAGGATTTTGGGAAGGAATCACACAGGCGCAGGCAAGGGACGGTCTATTGTCCCGGTTTCTCATTTTTGAAAGCCCGGGGTATGTCAAGACATCCATCGCCAAACAGGAAAATATCCCAGAAGAAATTCTCCGCCTTGTACGATTCTGGCGCAATGATTTCGTACCACAGGGAAATCTAACGCCAACATATGCTCAAGCGGATGTCGAGCCCAATGCGCTTGAGCGATTTATCAACCATGAGCAGCAGATCCGGGATAGACAGATTGAGGATGACAAGATTGATCCCATGCGGGCGGAGCTTTGGAGCCGGGCGGCAGAGAATGTCAATCAGCTTGCCCTGCTTGCCGCCTGCTCAAGGATCTCCGGAATAATGGGAGAAGTCCCAATGATCAATTTGGACGATATGAACTGGGCAATTCGGTTGAGCAATTGGCATACACGCAGGATGGTTGGGCAAGGAGCGGAAAAGATTTCTGAAAATGATTGGGATCGGGATGTTAAAAAGGTCCGGTCCAGATTGTTTGATGGAATTACCAAGTCGCAGGTATCCAACGCTTGCCAGTTTGTTGACCCTGATCGGCTCAAAAAGATCATTACGCACCTTACGGAATGTGGGACAATATTGGGAACAGAGACAGTCAAGCCTCCCGTTGGGAGGCCAAAATTGGTATACCGAATTGACAAGCGACCAAGGCCAAATTGAGGGAGGATTATTTATGAATGGCCCGACTTATTCTTTGAAATTCAAAACTCCGGGCTTTTCCTTTATCCTTGAGAAGGGAAAGGGCGAAAAAAGAATAAGTCAAACGCCGGAAGTCCCTAAGAGACAAGGAGATGGAGAGAGAGAAGACTTATTTATTTATATATTTTTTTTATATTTATAACTAAATCTTCCTCTCTCTTGGGGGCTCCTAGCTTTCCTAGATTTCCTATTTTGTTTTTTTCTTTGTGTGTCTGTGTGTCTCTATATGGGCCCAAAAAGAATAAGTATAAAAGTCCAAACAAGAGACGGTTGGAGTAGAAAATGAAGGGTAAAAAAATGGTTCCAATGACGCAGGAGCAGCGGGATTTGTACTGTGCGAATACCGGGCTCATTTACAGGCAATTTAACAAAATGGCGAATTGGCGGGAGTTCCGTGACCCAGATTGCCTACAGTCCGTAAAGCTTGCAGTCTGCCGAATGATACCAGAATGGGACCCTGCACGGGCGAACATCGGAACATACATAACATGGGCAACATATTGGGCGATGGGAGATTGGAGAAGAAGAAAGGGTAGCTGGGAGCGCAAGCGTATTCGCAACCATAGGTTTGATTCATCGATGGACGAAGATTACGAAACGACTATCCCAACAACCTATGATTTGAATGTTGATTTTTTGGAACTGGAACTATTGCGGGCTTGCCTGAAAAAGCTAAATCAACGGGATCAAGATGTTCTACAACGGATGTTTTGGGAAAGCCGAACCCTGTCCGAAGTCGGAGCAGAAATGGGGATTACCAAGGAGCGGGTGCGGCAATTGGCAAATCGGGCAAAAGAAAACTTGAAAAAACAAATGAGGATCAAAGATGCAGGATGCGAATGATATCGACCTTGGGCCCAATATCACAAATGTCCAAGCGATCCTAGGGACAGCGTTTGCTTGCGCTGTCGCACTATTCGACACCATGGAAGATGCAACCCTTCCGCCACGGTTGCGTAAGGTGCAAATGGGCAAATTGATTGAGCATCTGGAAGACCTCAGGAAAATATTTCCTTGATTTATTTTCCAAATCACGGTAAGAATCTAATCGGGTCCCCCCTTGCGTCTACTTGTTTTCGGGGAGCCAACCTGTGTCTGGGGGGGGGCCCAATTTTGATTCCCAAGAAAAAAAAGAAAGTCCCACGATCAGGGGCCCAAAACAATGCCGCTATGACAATGGTTTGTCAAATCGCTGGACTCCCTATTCCAAAACACGAACAGATGCTTGTTCCCGGAAGGAAATGGCGGGTAGATCTTTTTTGGCCACAATGGGGGCTTGTCATCGAAATCGAGGGAGGAATCTGGACAGGTGGACGCCATGTGCGCCCAGCAGGGTTTCGTGCGGACATTGAAAAATACAACGCCATCACGCTGCAAGGTTACACAATTTTTCGGATCCTCCCGGAATGGATCGACAACGGAAAAGCACTTGCTCTACTACAGGACTGGTTAGGCAAAAAAGCTTTTCCAACAGACGGGACAGAACAATGAGCTACTACAGCGAACTATACGACATCAATGGAAACATTCTGTTTCGGTATAAAGGCAATGAGCAATCAATAATGATTCCTCCATTGATCGATGGGCATTTTATGCTTTATATCGGCAAAGAAGCTTTTGCCAGAAAGAAAGGAATCAAGAAGATTTCTATCGCTTCTTCCTATATCAGCATCGGTGCGATGGCTTTTATGGGTTGCCCTGATCTTGAAGAAATCATTATCCCGGATTCCGTCATAACAATCGGGTCGTTTGCGTTTGCCTGTTGCCCCAAACTCAAAACGATCAAAATGGAAAAGCCTCCATTAAGCGCAGGAAATAATATCCTGCTAGGTTCTCCAGCGCATCCGGAAATTGTTTGGCCCAAAGATGCAATGACAGAAATTCTAGATGATGAAGCGCTAAATGAAACGCTTGGATATGTTGGATGAAACAAGCCGTTTTGGTAAAAACTCTTGAGCGACGAATTGAAAATGCCTACATAGTTGTCGGCAAAGAAATTCCCGCTGGAGTATGGGCCAAAATTTGCGAAATCATATGCCCGGAACTGTACCGTGCAAAAAAAGCACAGGAACCAATACAATCAAGGAACCACATGAGATCATTGGCTGAACGGGCAAAAGCAGGGGAAGAACTATTTCATCCTGACGATTCGGTTCCAGCACCACGAGAGCCAGCAAAAAATGAATTTAAGAACGCAACAGGAAAGACGACCTACTTTTTGATTGAGGAGCTGTTTGATGAAAATTAAAGATCGCATCAAAGAATTTCGTAGGGTGAAAGCATCTGAACTTGCACCAAATCCAAAAAATTGGAGAGTTCATCCTAAAGCACAAAAAGAAGCTTTGCGTGGTATTCTTGCGGATATTGGATTTGCAGGCGCAGTACTAGCCAGAGAAACCCCAGAAGGTTTAATGCTGATTGATGGACACTTAAGGACTGAAACTTGTCCTGATTCAGAAATTCCTTGTTTGATTTTGGATGTGACAGAAGAAGAAGGAAACAAAATTCTTGCAACATTCGATCCACTATCCGCAATGGCAAAAACCGATTCTGAAATGCTTGACAATTTACTCAGAAATGTTCAGACTGATAATCAAGCAGTTGCAGATATGCTTACCAGTTTGGCCGAAGAAGCTGGAATTATTGAAAAAGAGGAAACATACACTAGAAAATCAGAAGTTCCAATTTATGAACCAAAAAATGAAAAGCCAAATCTTGATCAGCTCATTGATACGGAAAAGTATGACAAACTTGTCAATGAAATTGAATCGTCTAATATTTCCTCGGAAATAAAGGAATTTTTGAAAAAAGCGGCAAGCCGCCATATCGTTTTCAATTATGAACTCATTGCAGATTTTTACGCACATTCTTTCGATGAGGAAAAACGGCTTTTTGAAAACTCTGCACTTGTAATAATTGATGTCAAAAAAGCTATCGAAAATGGCTTTGTAAAGATTACTAAAGAAATCATGGAAATGTGTGGGGAAGAAACTAATGAATGATCTGAATGATTTTGCCGTTTTGATTCTTACACATGGAAGGCCAGATAAAATTTACACTATTGCTACACTTAAAAAATGTGGCTATACAGGCCCAATATACTATTTGGTTGACAACGAAGATTCTACTGCATCAAAATATATTGAAAATTATGGCGAAAATGTCATTATATTTGACAAAAAACAGATGTCAGATAAAACAGATGAAATGGATAATTTTGAAGACAGAAGGACCATTACTCATGCAAGAAATGCATCATTTGAAGCTGCTAAAAAATTAAAATTAAAATATTTTGTTCAGCTCGACGACGACTATACAGAATTTTCATTTCGGACTGATAGCCAAGGGCAATATGCAACATCTATTATCAAAAAAAGCTTAAACAATGTTTTTGCCTCTATGGTTCGATTTTTAAAAACAACTCCAATCAAGTCAATTGCTTTTGCTCAAGGTGGGGATTTTATTGGAGGGAAAAATGGTTCATTAGCAACAAAGCCAATTTTAAAACGAAAATGTATGAATTCATTTTTTTGTTTAACAGATCGCCCTATTCAGTTTTTGGGGCGTCTAAATGAAGATGTTAATACTTACACAAGCGGGGCGATTCGTGGTGAATTGTTTTTCACTTTTCCACTAATTTCATTGAACCAAAAACCAACTCAAAGCAGCTCCGGGGGAATTACAGAAGCCTATAAAGAATATGGAACTTATGTCAAATCATTTTATACCGTGATGATTGCTCCAAGCTGTACCAAAATTTCTATGCTCCATACGGAAAACAAAAGGGTACATCATCAAATAAATTGGGCCAATGCAGCTCCCGTGATTTTAAACGAAAAGCACCAAAGCAAAAAAAACGGAAAGTAATGATAAAATAATGGCTAAATGAACAAAAGTTGACACCTGTAAAAAAGAATGGGGAAGGGAAATGGGCACTAGGCGTTACGGAACAAAACTTTCAGTCATTGAAGATACTTTGCAAAAATCAATGGGTAACATTTCTGTAGCGGCCAGATCGCTTGGAATGACCCGAAATGCTTTGTATCAACGGATCAAAAGGACACCACAGTTAAAAACAATCCTTGACGATGCAAGAGAGTCCTTGGTTGATGTTGCCGAAAGTGCTTTGTATTCTGCCGTAACAAAAAAAGAAGGCTGGGCAGTTTGTTTTACTCTAAAAACTATTGGAAAAAGCAGGGGATATATTGAAAGAACAGAATTGATTCAGCGAACAGAAGAAACGCCTCTTGAGGAAATGTCGGATGTCGAACTCGCAAAAATTATCAAAGACGCAGCAGCAAGGCTTGAAAAGGCTTAAGTTGCGAGAACAGGCCATTCGAGCAACAAAAGTTCTAGCGGAGCGAATCGCAGCAAGGAACGATTTCCTTTCATTTGTTCAAGCTACCATGCCAGATTATCAAGCGGGCTGGCATCATAGGTTAATGGCGGAAAAGCTGCAACAAATGGCCACAGGCACCCTTCGACGCCTGATCATTTCCCTTCCTCCACGACACGGAAAAAGCGAACTTGCTTCAAGAAGGTTTCCTGCATGGGCCCTTGGAAGAAATCCTAATACCAAAATCATTGCAACATCTTACGGCGCAGACCTTGCCAGCTCGATGAACCGGGATGTTCAAAGGATTATGGATTCCCCGGCTTATCAGCAGATTTTTCCAAAAGTCCGGCTTAATGAATCCAATGTCAGAACAGAATCCGGGATCCCACTTCGCAACAGCTCCATTTTTGAAATCGTGGGACATTCCGGAGCGTACCGAAGCGCAGGAGTTGGCGGAGGCATTACAGGCCTTGGTGGAAACATCCTGATTTGCGATGACCCAATCAAGTCCCGGGCGGAAGCAGATTCTCCAGTATTCCGCCAAAAAGTTTGGGACTGGTACACCTCCACTTTTTACACACGGCAAGAACAAGACGCACGGATTCTGATCATCATGACCCGCTGGCATACGGATGATCTTGCCGGAATGCTCATTCAAAAAGCGGCTGAAGATCCTTCCGCAGATCAATGGGAAGTGGTTAGGCTTCCGGCAATTGCTGGGCATGATTTGGAACCATACGATCATCGTTCACCGGGTGAAGCACTTTGGCCCGAAAAATATACCATTGAAAAATTGAATCAGATGAAGGCCTCCATCGATGATTATGAATGGGCGGCACTTTACGACCAATCCCCAAGATCCTCAGGCGGGGTCGAATGGCCTCCAGAATATTTCCCCAATTCCATATGGTTCGACGAATGGCCGAATGTCCCCATGGTTCTCAAGGTCATCGGGGTTGACCCTTCCAAAGGTGCTTCCGCCTCCTCTGGGGATTATTCCGCTATTGTCAAAATGGGAATGGATGCACAAGGGAACATTTGGTGCGAAGCGATTATGGAGCGCCTTCCGGCAGAATCCTTGATTGATCTAGTTATCGAAACTCAAGATCAATTTCGGGCAGACGCCATCGCATTCGAGACCAATCAATTCCAAGAACTTCTTGCCGTGGGCGTTCGGCAAAAAGCCCTTCAGGCCGGATTTCCTGTGCCTGTTGTCTCAGTCATCAACAACATTGCCAAAACAGTTCGCATTCGCAGATTGGGCCCTTATCTCCGCCAAGGACAATTCCGTTTCAAAGCAAAATCCAAAGGAACGACGATAATGATAAAACAGATGCAATCATTTCCAAACGATGCCCACGATGACGGGCCCGACGCTTTGGAAATGGGCTTGCGTAGTATGATAGAAATGTACAACGGACGCAAAAACAGTACAGCACGAGGGTTACGAGCGTGAGCAGAACATCCAAACCAAACTTCGCAAAACAGCGTGCGGAACTGGAAGATAAACTAAAAGTAAAAATGCTCGAACGGGCAGAACGAATGCTGGAAGGAATGGGGACAGACTTTTGGCTTACAAATTATAGCAACACGCTTGATCGGTATCGGGACGGCGTAGGAAATGTCTATCCGATTACCCAACCATCGGACAGACGATACGGAAGCAATTTTCCTTTTTGGGTTTCGGAATCAGAACTTGCTTTGATCCGGGCAAGCAGCCGGATGATCGTGGCCATGAATCCTAGCGCCTTTGGGTTGCTTAACGGCCTGACATCCTATGTCATCGGCAAAGGCTTTTCGTATTCCGTCAGAGAAAAAGATCAATCAGGAATCGATCCGGGATGGATTCGTAAAGTTCAAAAAGTGATTGACCGTTTCATGGAGGAAAATTCGTGGCAGGAAATGGAACAAGAGGCATTTTCCCGGAGTCGGGAAGATGGCGATGCGTTCTTGCGGATGTTTCCTCAACCTTCCGGGCGCATGAAAATTAGAACCGTGGAACCGGAGCAAATCATACAGCCTCCCAATTCACAGTTTGCAGAATGGTCGTACGGAATCCAAACTGATCCAGACGATGTATTCAACATTATTGCGTATCATGTCCACTATCTTGCGCCATTAGGTGCAGATTCCAAAAATCCGGAACTGGGCGAAATTGTCCCTTCGGAACAAATGGTTCATATCAAGTGCAATGTCAGGCGGTCCATCAAAAGAGGCCTTCCCGACTTCAGCTTTGAAACCCACGAAATCTTTAGTCAATCCGGGAAGCTTCGACGAAACCTTGCGGAAGGTGGAGCGGTTCAAGCGGCCATCGCAGCCGTGCGGCAACACGATACCAGCACCGCAGGACAGGTCGAAACTTTTATCCAACAGGCTATCGACTATTCCACGATGGGAAATTCAGGAAGGCAATCCGACTTCCAACGCCTTGAGGCCGGAAGCTTCCTAGATATTCCAAAGGGAATGAATTACATAACCCCTCCCGGTTCCGCAAACTCCGCAGGGCATCTTGAAATCTTCTCCATGTTGCTTCGTTCTGCTTCTGCAAGGCATAACGCCCCTGAATGGCTTTGCTCTGGGGATGCTTCAAACAACAACTACGCAAGCAGCTTAACAGCAGAAAGCCCATTCCTTAGGAACTGTCTCAGATTGCAGGAATTTTATCGGCGTCCGTTTCTACGAGTCATTACCGCAGCCGTTCAAAATGCAATCGATGTGGGAGAACTTCCGGAAAGAATCTTGCATATGGTCGAAATCGAAGCAACAGCACCATCGGTTGAAACACGGGACAAGACCCAAGAAGCCGTCGCAAACCAAACCTACATTACCAACGGCGTAAAATCTCCACAAACAGTCGCTCAGGAATTGGGCCTTGATTGGGAGAAGGAAAAGCAAAAGATCCAAGAATATCATGAGGAAATGGCTACGCAGCCGGGTATGCCAATAGGGACTCCATCACTCTAATGGGTTACCATTCACAAGTTCTAGCTGCAAAAATCGGAACGACACAGGCCCCTGTTATTGTCGCTGGAGACAAACTAGGGGCCCGTGCTGATGCAGCTATTCAAAAACAATGGCGTCGAATTCAGGCGCTAATTCGTAGCAAAAAGCCGGGTTATTGGGTGTTTCGGGAAAAGCTCAAAAAGCTAATTGACGAAATGCTTTTAGCAGGAATTGACACCCTGCAAGACGGTCTGGAAAAGATCGCCATCAAAACATCAAAAGCAACGCAAGATGCCGTGTTTGGAATGCTTCCCGATGGCTACAAAAATTTGTTGATCACGGAAGAAAAAGCGACTCCAGATCAGGAGCGGCAAATCAAGTCGATGCTTTTTGATCCAATGAAAATAGACGACGCAAAAAAAATCGTGGAAGCACCAACAGCCGGATTGGGTTGGAGGTCCCGGATCATTCAACAAACCAAACTGGGCGATCCCGCACAGATTGCCAACGCTGTTGTCAATTGGAGGGCAAGCGGGCAAACTCCCAAAGCCCTTGAACAAACCTTGCTGCCCATGCTGCAAGGTGTCAGGACAAGCGCAAGGCGGGTTGCAAGGACCGAAGCGGCTAGGGTTGCCCAAATGACCCGTATGGCGGAATACGAACAACTAGGTGACCTTGTCGTGGGCTACCAAATCCATGCCACAATGGATTCACATACAAGGCCGCATCATGCTGCAAGGTCCGGAGAAATTTATTACAAAAGCCCAAAGCAAGGGCAAAAAGCCATCACGGCAATGCCGCATCCTCCACATGAGCCAGACGGGACCGTTGCCCATAATTGCCGCTGTTATTTGACTCCAGTAATGGATATCCAAGTCCACATCGAGAATGACCCGGCAGCGAAAGCCGTGTTTGCTGATGCTGAAAAAGAGCTTGTCCCGGATCCGCTTGTTTACCAGCAATGGTTTAAAAGCGCAACGCCTCAAGAACAACACGCAGCCGTAGGAAAGCGACGGTATCAAGCCGTATTGGCCAAACTGCCTAAAGGGGAAATCCCCGGGTGGGAACATTTTCTTGACCCCAAAACGGGGCAATTGCTTTCCATTTCGCAGCTCCAAGCGGAAACGCCCGAAGAACTTGCCAAACGCTTGCAAGCCGTAAGGATGCTTCTTACCCGAAGGAAAGGATTGGCCAAAGCTGTTGCCACATTTGGCTATGTTCCTCCCAAGGCGGAAATCATCAAAGCCGCAAAAATCAAAGCGGCAATTATCAATGTGGCAGGAATGACAGCACCAATCACAGCGCCAAGCATCGTCTCCACGGCAAAGCAAATCATCGCCCCTGCTCCCAACATAGCTCCCAACATAGCTCCCAACATAGCTTCTATTCCTGCTCCAGCTACCAACATACCCGTCTCGTCACCTGCTCCAATCACATTGCCTATTTTTACCGGAAAATTAGACTTCGATACAATGTACCCGGTTTACAACGGACTCCAACAAGGCAAGCAGCAAACCATTCCGCCAGACCTTGTCCCCGCAGGCTATACATTGGCCCTTTACACGGGAGCCTTCCCGTTTGAAGCATTGGTAGTGAATTATACCGATGTGCCTTCGTACGCTACCTATAGTGGCAAAGTAGCAATAATTCCTAAAAATCCAAGCCCGACTCCAACCTCGCCTCCACCCCCACCTTCGGGGCCTCCACCCGGATTGGTTCTTCATTCCAAAAAGCCAAGGTTCAAAACAACAGCTCCCGTTTATGCTTGGACCTCGAAAAATATTGGTGACATGAAAGTCATTCCTTCAGGATATTCTGTTGTTTCCGATGACGACACCGGAGACCTTTTTATCGTAAGCAGCGCAGATGTTCCGATTTCGGCAAAAAAATATGGAATGGCTTACACCTACAAAAAGCCGCCTATTACAACGCCTTCTGCTCCTACTCCAGCTCCACAGGCTTCTGCCCCTGTTTCTTTGCCTAAAGGATTTGGAACATTGTCAGCAGGGGCTTCTGGCTTACCCGGAGTAGGTGGGAAACACCCGGTTTATAAATACAACAACAGTCTAAATGATTTAAAAAAATCAGCGCCATTCCATATGTCTGGATACGAGGCAATTTATAACCCAAACGATTGGACAGTTCATTTTGTTCATTTTAACGATTTGCCAACAGGAGCAATTTTCCCTTGGAAATATATTGACAAAAAAACTGGAGAAGTATCATCGAGCAGTTCGTATGATCCGGCAACAATGATTGCTTTGTATAAGTACAATCCATCAGTAGCTTCGTCTTTGCCTTCGGTTCCTGCTGCTGCTGCTTCTGCTCCTATTCCTACTGTTCCGATGGTTCCGCAAAACATTATCCCGGCCAAACCTCCAGCGACATTGCCAGAGATAAAGATAAAAAATCTTCCTCCGCCAGCTTCAGCCGGGCAACAAACCCTTATAAGCGCAAAAAAAGAAATGAAAGATCGTTTGCTGGCTGTATTGAAAAACAAAAGTGACGAAGCCGAACACGATCCTAATATGTGGAATGTTCCCACAATTCCGGGCGCTCCAAAGCCAGCAATTGGCCTCACGGATTCTAACGGCAATCACAAAGCCTTTGTTCCGCACAATGACCTTTCCCTTGTAGTTCCTGTTTCCCGCTTTGAAACACGCAAGGATTTTCCAAGCCTTGAAAAGCTTACCCAAGGCAAACGGCTTGGGGGAAGCACGGGAGCGGATCTTGTTACGGATGAAACTGGAAAAAAATGGGTGCGAAAGTTGGGGGCGTCTCGGGACCATATTCAATCCGAAGCCGATGCCGATGCACTTTATGCAGCCCTTGGGGTCCCGGTTCCTGCGTCAAAGCTTTACAGCACAGGCGGGGCGCTGACTAAAATCGCAGAACATATTGACGGGGAAACCTTAGACAAAAAGTTCAGCGATCCTGATGTCCAGAAAAAGATCCAAGCCAATTTCGCAGCCGATGCTCTATTAGGGAATTGGGATGTTATCGGAATGTCCGCAGACAATATTATTGTCGGAAAAGACGGAACACCTTATCGAATTGACAATGGCGGAGCCTTGGCCTTCCGGGCCCAAGGGCAAAAGAAAACTTCCGACCAATGGGACGCCCACCCGACGGAACTTTGGTCCATGAGCGATCCAAGAAACGCTACCAAATCTGATGCACAAGGGAAAGCGGCACAGATTTACGGACAAATGCCTTGGATGGATACCGTGGAGCAAATGGAAAAAATCGTCAAATCCAAAGAAGAAATTCTCAAGGCGACTCCTGCCGAACACAAAGATATTCTGGAAAAACGAATTGAGCAGATGCGGGACATTGCCGCAACTTCTAGAACATTGGTTAATGATGGATACGATCCAGAATATGCCAAGGATTTCACCCGGCATCAACAAAATCTTAGACGCCTGAAAATTACCGGAAATTTACCCAAGCGACTGGGCGATTTTAGTTTGGATGGAATGCGAAGTGGAAATGTTGAAGTTAGAGATGAAAATAAAAAACTTTTTGACAACCTGCGTGACTATGGAGGAATTACAGACCAATGGCGAAAATACATGGAAGCCAATGGCGGAGATTGGAACGAATTCGTACAATATGGGCAAGGACAAGGCCTTAGTTCAAACTCAAAAACATCAAACAAGTTTAAACTGTTTATGCAATCCGTTCAGCCGGGGGCTGATTTTTCACAAAGTTACGCAAAGCACAAAACCGCAGACAAAAAGAAATTTATGCTGGAAACAGGACTGGACGAACAAGGCTATCAAAAATATCGGACAACGATGTCATCTATGCACGCATTGACCTCAGAACTTCTTCGCAATACTGATATGCTTGGGAATAATCGGGCGCAAGGGTTTGTGTCTGTTTATCGAACAGAAACAAAACAAGCATTCAAGGATCAAAGCAAGTTGCAAGCAGAGCGATGGGATTCCCCAAATAACATTCCTGCTGATGAATTTAATCCCGGAGTTGCCGAATCTTACGCATCATTTCGGACGGTTGAAGTTCACAACGAAGACCTTATTCAAATCGAAGTCCCGCATCATAGGGTGTTTTCTTCCTATCTTTTTGGAAGGAATATTGGAGATGTTAGTAAACCAACATTTTTGAACAATGAAGAAAATGAGCTTATTGTTATGGCTCATGGGTATGGGGCAAAATCTTGGGGAAGTGCAAAAAAGTTATTTTCATCACATTCTCTTAATTGGAAGAACGCACATGGCTAATCTGATTTTTGCAAGAGCTTTTCGGGACCAAGGAAACAGGCCCGTTGCGGCACTAATATTTTCCGATGGAACGCTGGGAACATTCCATGACGACACAAGGTCGCCAGATGCAAAAGGAAATATTTTTCTTGGGAATTTCCGTGGAGGATCAGGGGAAATCTCAGATCCTAATGTAAGGATTGCGTTCAATAATTATCGAAATTGGGTTGACTCCAACAGGTTGCCCCGGTCTGCCTCCCTTGACATTCTGCCAAATAGCGTGCGATAATAAACTTATGCCAAGCACAGATGTAAAAATCGGCAAGCCTTTTACAGGCGGATTGCGAGTTGATCGCAATACGGGCACGATTTACAATGTCAAAATCCTAGGATTCGATAGCGAAAACAACAGACGCTATCTCCCAGAAGCGGTAAAAGCTGCAAAATCCTTGTACGAAGGAATTAAAGTCAATTTGGATCATCCCGAAGGGGATCCGGCTCAATCAAGACGGGCCGAAGATCGAATCGGAAAATTGACCAACATTCGTTATGTTGAAGGCAAGGGACTATACGGAAACCTTCAGCTACTCATGTCAAGGCCTATGGCTGAATCGATTTGCGAAGCGGCAGAACGAATGCCAGATGCTTACGGGCTTTCCCACAATGCTCAAGGCGAAGGCGAAGAAGACAAGGACGGCGTTCTTGTCATCCGCAGAATCACCGATGTTCGTCATGTGGACCTTGTAGCGGATCCAGCAACGACACGAAGCCTTGCCGAAAGCAAGATCAGGAACTTTGTTATTACAGAGGCAATCAAAGGAGAACCCAAAATGTTAAGCGATAAGATCAGCGAAATCCTGAATGGCGACATGGACGATGCGGCCAAATTGGACGCTATCAAAATGGCTTGCGATAGCTGCGATTCGGAAGAAGACAACAGCATGGAATCCGATGGCGCTGAATCGTCCAAGGACGAAAAGGACGCCATGGAAGCTGATGGCGAAATGTCGAAAGACGATGAAGAAAAGAAGGATATGGAAGAAGCCGAAGGCGATTCCGAAGATCCCGAAAAGAAAAAAGATACCGAAGAAATGTGCAGCACCAAGGAATCCAAGGATGTTCTTGTGTTGCGTCGCAGATTAGGCAAGTTAGAACACCAACTTGCCGAAAGCAAAAAGACTCTCCGTGTTCGGGCCCTTTGCGAAAGTCAGGGAATCCGCCCAACCAAGGAGCTTGTGAGCGACCTCAAGCAGCTTTCCGAAGATGCCCAAATGCGGTATGTCAAAAAACTGGCTGACGCTCAACGAGCAAGCAAACCCAAAAGCGGAATGCCTTTCATGGAATCATCGGAGCCACGCAAAGGCCAATCGCTTTCTTCTTACCTTTTGAGCTAATTTTAGGAGAAAATACCAATGGGAACAATCAACGGCGGATTTCGTTTCGTAAAGCCTCAGAATGACACCGATGTCAATGCTCCTGCGGTAGCATCGGTTGCCATTTCCAAGGGTGACCTGTGCTACTGGGACAGCACCAACAAATTGCTGAAACCGATGGACCAATTCAGCGCAACCGGAACGGCTGCGACTGACAGGGCTACATTGGGTGCGGCATTTGCAGGCGTGTTCGCTCTTGGCAAACTTGCGGCAGATACCACAACGGGTTACCCGGCTTTTAACTCAGAAGACCTCGTGGCGGTTCAAGATTGCATTTACGAGGCTGATTGTGCCAGCGCCACATTTGAGCCCGGCGATAAGGTTTCCGTTGTGGTTAACGCTGGAACCGGAACCGGAAAAATTGAAAACCAAAAAGTAGCCAAAACCACAACGACTGGCGAAGCGATTGGGTATGTCATCCAACGATATGCCAGCGCTACCACTAGGGTCCGAATTAGGATTGTCGGCCTTTGGTCTCCTGTGCTGTTCGCACGATAACATAACCGAATAATGGAGGAAATGCAATGATTGTTAACAAGATGAATTTGTCTGAAGCTTTTCAAAGTGCCTGTAGAAGGCCTTCAGGCCGGGTTGCATTTGTTGAGGAAATCCGAAAGGAAATGGGCCTTAACGGCGCAAATGGACAGCCCCTTCGGGACCATGCTGGAAACATCCGCTTGGGTGAACGAAAGCTGCGTCCGGAGCAGTTCAGCATTCGGGACCTTGCAGAATCCATCATCGGACCATCTTGGTCCGCTTGGATGGACCCTTCGCAGCTTTCCTCCCTTGCACGATACAACCGCCATCAATCGTTGATGGAGAATTCGGGACGCTCCCTTTTGGAAGCCAACGGAATTGGGGTTGATCCAACTTCGTTCCTCAACATCAACACTTTCACCGCTATCGTGGGCGGACTCGTGGAGGTGAAAATCCTTGAGACCTATAACAACCCGGCGTTTATCGCCGATAAAATTGCTCCTGCCGAACCTACCAAAATGTTGGGTGGGCAGAAAATCATCGGCGTGACCCAAATCGGTGACAGGGCCCGCAAGCGATTGCCGGGTCAAGCTACCGAAAGGGCAAGCTTTTCGGAGCGTTGGGTAGAAACGCCCGAAACCGAAGAACACGCCTTGGCGATTGATGTTAACAAGGAAACCGTGTTTAGCGACCTTACGGGCGAAATCCTGCGAGTAGCTGGAGACATCGGCAAGGAACTGGGTTATCGCAAGGAACTGCGTGTTCTCGATGTGTTTGCGGGTGTTAACAACAGCACCTACAAATACAACGGGACCGTTTATAACACCTATGTGACAACTAGCACCTTGGGTTACCTTAACGACTTCTCTAACCCGCTGCTTGACTGGACCTCCATCAACGCCGTCATGATGAAGTTCAAGGATATGGCGGACCCCCATACCGGGAAACGCTTGTTGACCCAACCCAACATGATTGTTTGCAATCCGGCAGCTCTTGCCACCTTGCAATTGATCCTTGGGGCAACCAGCACCGAACGGAGAACCACTCCGGGTGCTACCATGTCAACCGGAAGCAGCCTAAACATCTCTGTGAGCGGGTCTAACCCGTTCGCTGGGCAGTTTGAGATTGCATCGAGCCCCCTGCTCGATCAGCGTTGTACTGATGCGGACGGCCTCAACCTGTCCCAAGCCAATGCCGATCAATATTTCTGGGTGCTCGAAGCCGGGAAGCCCTTCCGCTATATGCAGGCTTACCCGCTTACCGTTACCCAAGCGGCCCCCAACCAATACGAAATGCTTGACAAGGGCATCGTTGCGACATATTTTGCCAACGAGCGGGGTATCCCTTCGGTCTGGGATCCGCACTATGTGGTCCGGAGCAAGAACTAATGAGTTCGACAAAAGTTAAAGTTGTACGAGGGGCTGAAGAATCAGCCCCTTTGGCCAATAAAGAGGCGAAGATGTATTATGTCTCTTACAAAGGCCTTCCTCGTCGTTTGATCGAGGCGTATGACGAAACTATGGCGGCTTATGTCTACAAACAATTGCTGGCATTAAGCCCGGCACGCCCTGATTCGGATTTGACAATCACAGAGGCATAAGTAATGGCAGATGCAAATTCGATGTCGTCGGCAATTGCTCAAACGACATCGTTGATTGAACTGCTAACGGCAAGTCCATCTCCCACCGTGACAATCAATGGCGAAACGATTGACATGGTGGGATACCTTACCGGACTTCGGGACACCTTGCCTGTCCTGATGCAAATCCGGCAAAATCTTGACGGACCTTTTCAACGCATTACCCGGGTGAAAACATGAAGTTTGCGGTCGTCAATTGTACAGCAGCCGGGGATACCACGATTGTTACAGGAACCGTGGGCAAAAAGATCCGGGTATATTTTTACAACATCCTTTCATCGGCAGCGGTGGCCGTAACATTCAAATCCGGAACTACTGCTATTACGGGACCAATGACAATGAGCATTGGATCCGCTATTTCCATGGGTGGCGGCGATAGTGTTCCGGCAGGATTGCTTTCTGTGTTTGAAACCCAACCCGGTGAAAATTTAGTTTTGAATCTTTCCGGGATTGCAACCGTTGGTGGTCACATTACCTATCACGAGCTGTCGGTCTAAATATGAGGCGAAATGATCAACATCGACGACCAAATACGAAACATCGTTTCTGATTCGTGGCAGTATTGGCACGGTCGGGAAACTATCGGATTTGTGAGTCGGACATCGACAACAGAAACACCTTATACGATTTACGACTGCAAGCGGTTTGATCGGTCCAAAGCGGATATTCCGGCACAACACCAAGGAGCGGTCGTTGGGATGGACCTTGAATGGTTTATCCCAACGGCAAAAATCCCTTCGGGACTTTCTCCAAAAATTTCTGACATTATCGTTCCAAAAGAGGGCGACGAATATGTCATTCAATCTGTATCGCAAAACGGTTGGCGAAATTGGTGGCGGGTGCAATCGAAGAATATTGTGTTGGCATATGGCCTGACTGACACCTTAACGCTTTTAAGGCCGCATTCCGTCAACGAGGGAGGAACAAAGCTAATACTCTCGTACGCAACCATATTTTCCACAAACGGAAAAATCATTGAAACAAGTGAAGAATATTCCGAACAAACATTGGGCAAGCGACAAGCCAAGCGGAACTATGAAATCCATTCCGTGCGGTTCCTCCCTTGGGAACCGGGGGACAGGATCCAAGATCAATCCGGCGTAGTGTACCAAATCATTTCCAGTCAAGCACCAAACACGATTGACAACCTGAATGTGTTTGTCTGCGAAAGGATTTCGTAATGGGCGTTAAAATCAAGATCAATCCCGGAGCTGTCTCGTATCCCAAAGAAGAATTGGGAAGGCGCATGGCGGCTTGCGTGGTGTTCTATTGCTCGCAGCATCAAAAACGGCTTGGGAAATCCAATCCTTTTCCGCATTTGAATTCCAGCAAGCCGGGAGAATATCCAAGGAAGCGAACTGGGTTCCTTCAAAAGTCCGTAGCGTACAGCCCGGTTTCCATTCAGGAAATCACCAACAAGCTTGACATCAAAGTCGGGTACGACGCCAACGCTTGGTATGGTCCCGTGCTGGAAGTCATGCGGAAACGGCTGGGGCTCGTAAAGACACTACAAGACCTTAAGAATCAATTAGGGGCAATCATTGGTATGCCTGTCAGGAAGCCCAAATAATGGCAATCTCTCCTGAAAAAATTGTTTCCGGCTTGGTTGAATCGTGGCAAGCATCTGCCGCATTGAATACTCTTGTCCCGGGGGGTCTGTGGTTCGGTGCCGTTGATCAGAATGCCGTTGCTCCGTATGCTACGATTGCGATTGAGAATCAGGACACATTATTGACAGCAAACCGATACATGATTTCGACGGACGCAATTACAATTTCCCTTTTTTCTTCCGAATCTATTTCCCACGATGACCGATCAAAAATCAATTCCGAAATCATTAAAGTATGGTGCGAGAGGCTTTGGTCGATTAAAATTGATGGGGCATCGGTTATCGGAATGGTCCCAAGCGGAGCTGGTTTGACCATGGATCCGCAAAGACGAGATGCTTTGGATGTTTTGATAACGACATATAATTTTATTATTCAAACGCAGGGGGTATTCTGATGACATTGGCCGCAACAATCCAAATGACGATCAACGGGACGCTTACCCAAGACGATACCGTTGCCGTCCAAACAGACACGATCAACGGGCAGTCTACAGCCTTGCCTTCGCTGAACTTCTCAATTGCTGACGGGACGGGCGCCCTTCAAGCAAGCAAATGGTATCGGGCAAAGCGAACAATCGCTGCCGGGGCA